GTGTTCGTAAAGCACCAACACCATTTGACCTAAAAGGTGGGAGTGAATGGATAAACTCAGGAAAGTGTCAAATAACAATTCACCGTGAAGATATCACAAACAACATTGTTGATGTCTATTTCAATAAAATCAAACCAAGGTCAAATGGAAACGTTGGTCGAATACAAATGTATTTTGATATCGAAAAATTTGTTTATTATGATGAGGTTGGTATTCACCGCACAAAAGTATATGCACAAAAACAATGAAAAGATTTTACACAATAGACGAAAATAACAAAGAGGTTTTTGACCTTGAATTGTTTACACATCATTATAAAAATAATAATGTTACAACGATAAATTCATTAAGTGGTGGAAAAACATCAAGTTATATTGCTTATCATTATCCGGCAGATTATAATATTTTTTCCTTGGTCAGAACGAACGATAAAAATTGTTTATTCCCTGATGAAAAAATTCGTCAAATGGTTTCCGATAAGATAGGAAAGGAATTTATCGGAACGTTGGAAGAGGATGCAATAATTTACACTATGTTTGATTTGGAACAATTCATCGGTCAAGAAATAAATTGGATTAGTGGACAAACATTTGATGAAATTATAAAAACTAAAAGTGGCAAACAATATTTACCTAATAAGATGCAAAGAATTTGCACAATAAAAATGAAGATTGAACCGATTGCTCAATGGTGTTATGAAAATATTGATTTGCCTTGTGCTATGCGAATCGGTTTTCGTGCCAATGAACAAAGAAGGGCAAACAATATGATTGAAAGATGTGTCGATGGTCTTGATATGTTTAAATTTAAAGTTGGTGAAAAAAATGGTCGAAATAAATGGAAAGAGTTACCTTATAGAGTTCCTGAATTTCCATTGATAAACAATGCGATATTTAAAGATAAAATTGAAACTTTTTGGAAGGATAAACCGGTTAGATTTGCTTATATGAATAACTGTGTTGGATGCTTTCACAGACCTGAATTATTATTAAAACATATGAGTAATAAACAACCTACAAAATTCGAATGGTTTGCAAAACAAGAACGTGAAAACGAAAATTCAACGTGGAGAACCGGCACTACTTATGACAGAATAAAACAACATAAATCTCAATTGAACCTTTTTGATGATGACTTTAATGAATGCGATTCAGGTTATTGCGGATTATAAAAAACAAAAATGGAAACAAATATTTTACTGGCAAAAATAGATTTAAGGACTACAATACTAAAATTGGAATCATCTCTTCAGGACATAAAAGATAACAATCCAAAACGCACCGATTTGATTGATTCAATGGAACAAAGTTTGAACGACCTAATAAACATATCAAAAACATTTGTCGCGATGGAAAAAGAATTGCAATTGCAACATCATCGAATAATGACTTTGGAAAGATTAAACAACGAAATACAAACCGAATTGAATATCAAAAAATTTTAATGCGTTGTAAAAACTGCAAAGATAAATTTGAACCAAAGCATTTCAATCAAAAGTATTGCTTAAAAAAGGAATGCGTTGCGGTATGGGTGGAAAAAGCCAAAGAAAAGAATTGGAAAGAAAAGAAACGCAAGATGAAAGAAGATTTGGAAACGGTTCAAGACCTAATGAAAAAATGTCAATCGGTCTTTAATCATTGGGTGCGTTTAAGGGATGCCGGTAAACCGTGTATTTCGTGCGGTGGTAAATTAGGTGAAAAATACGATGCATCCCATTACTTTTCTTCAGGTGGTCATAAATCAGTAACATTTAATCCGGACAACGTTCACGCAAGTTGTGTCTATTGCAATCGTTATTTGCACGGTAATCTTTTAAATTATCAAATCGGTATTGAAAAAAAAATTGGTGGTGAAAGGTTGTTTGAATTACATCAAAAAGCACACGAAACTCGTAAATATACAAGGGAAGAGTTGCGTGATTTAATTGCGTTCTATAAAGACCTGATAAAAAAATTACAGAAAAAGTGACTTTTTTTTGTTTGATGCTTGTTATATTAAAATAAGTTTGTATATTGCGGTGTCAAACAATTAAAAAAACACACAATGAAAATTAAAAAAGTAAAATCGTTTAAAGAGATTTATTCACACGAGGCAGTAATGTATGTAGATGACAGAGATACAAACTATGACCTACCTGATGTAGACAGAACGCCTATACTGATAGGATTAAAGGAAGGTTATACTTGTTACTTTAATGATTGCGGTATAATTTCCGCCTCGTCAAAAAGAGACGCGATAATGAGATTAAACCATATACAGTTTAGTAAATAATAAATAATAACACTTAAAAAAACACAAAATGAAATTTGCATCAACAATGCCTAAATCTTATTGGTTAACTGAATTAAAAAGAGATATAAGTAAACTTAATAAACAAATAGACTATTATAAAGAATTAATAGAGTCTGAAAAGAATCAACCTAAACCAAGACTTAAAAAGATTTTTAGGTGGAGTGAGGATATTAAAAATTGTAAATCTGTAATAGACTCAAGAAAAAAAGCAATAGAAAAAGACACTAACAAATAAAACCAACAGGCGGTGTAAAAGCCGCCTTTTTAACACTATAAAGATGAACAGAACAGAAAAATTAAAATTGCTTTTAGAGATTGAAGAGGCAAAGTTTAGCTTTTATGAAAGGATAAACGAAGCAGCATGGTCCAATCACTTTGGCTCAGGATTAGAATTTGAATCTATACGCAACAAAAACACGCATAACATAGAAATATGGGAAATGTGCATAGACAGATTAAACGAACGATTTACTAAACAACTTAACACGCTTAAATAATGAAGGATACAATACTTGGCGCTTTATGCGTATGCAGTTTAATAGTTATATTTTATTACACACTTTTAATTTTTGGATAATGAGCAAGAAAATAGAAATAAGAAAACGATTACATGACATTAATACATTTATGTCAACAGCAGACAATGAAACATTCCTCTGCGGAAAAGATGAATACGGTAAAGATTTTACCATGACGTTTAACACAATAGAACTGCTTGAATGGTTAGATACTGATTACATGAAGCAGCAGGCTAAAAAATACATCAAAAGCTTATGATTGAAATAGAACACCAAGATGATGACATTGTAATATTTCACATTGGAGACGTTGCCTATCAGGTTGCAATAGAAACAGAGATAGGATCCGAGCAATATCCTGTAAGCTTTAATTCAATGAATGACGAGATAACGTGGGCAGAATCAGATACTATTTACTATACCGTTTTGCCTGATACATTGCTACAGGATGGCAGAGAATACTCAGATACAAATCTTTGTAATAAATTAGAAAAACTTTTAAACGATGAATGATCCATTTAAACTTGAATTTTGGGATAACTTTAACGATTCCCTATATTTTGATTACTTAATGCACCAAACAATGCTAAAAACATACAGAATAACGTACAAGACATATAAAGGAAGCGACACAAGCGCTCCTGTAAGCTATGCGATAAAATATGTCAAAGGATATAACAAACAGGATGCAAAGGCTGCATTCAACTTGTGGAAGGAATTAATAATAAAAATTGAGCAATGCGATTAATAGAAGCTATTTACTGCGCTGTAATAACTTGGATATATGGAAACCTTGAATAAAAAGAAATTTATAATGTCGAATGAATTTGATGATTTTGCTGAGATAATAGTTGATTACTTTAACCTTAAAGTCAAATCTAGAGAGCTGCCTTTAATGGATGTTAAGAACTATTTTATTCTTTGGTGGTATGAAAATCAGCAGAATTTTATAAAGTACAAAACAGCCACAAGCATGGGCAAGCTGCTTAATATGAATCACGCAACAATATTGCACCATATGAAACACAGGAAACCTAGTTTAAAATTTAATTTACATACAAAAAACATTGAAGAGTTTGTTAATTCTTATGTTTTTATTTAGCTTTGTAATGTTGGTAGGACAATCGAATTTTTATAGTGTTACGTTAGTAAGTGTCTCCTACCCACCGAAAGCGTAGCACTTTTTTTTTAACTTAAATTTATGGCAGACAATAAGAAAAGCTTTTTACTCTACTGCGATTTAATTCATACCGTTAAGAAGCTAACGGATGAGCAGGCAGGAAAGCTATTTAAACATACATTAGAGTACGTTAACGACAAGGATCCTGTAACCGATGACATAATAACAGACCTATGCTTTGAACCTATCAGGCAGAGCTTAAAAAGAGATTTAAAGAAATACGAAAAAATAAGGCAAAAGAAAAGCGAGGCAGGAAAAAAAGGAATGGCTAAAAGATGGGGAAAAGATAACAGCGATAACAAGTGTTATAAACCTATAACAAAAATAACCGATAGTGTTAGTGTTAGTGTTAGTGATACAGATATATATAAGAGCTTCGCTCATTTGTCTATTTCTGTTGAGCAATTTAATAAGCTAAATAAAGATTATTCTCAGGATCAAATTAATTCAGTTTTAGAGGCAATAGAAAACTTTAAACAAAACACTAAATACAAATCATTATATTTAACTGCAAAGAATTGGCTTAAAAAAGAACCAAAACTAGATGAAGATAAATTAACACTAAAAGCGAAGAGGTTAGGATATGCTTAAAAAAGGACAACAATTAAAATATTTGCTAGACTATAGAGATGGCAAAATAAAGCAAGGTTTACAGCTAGATTGCGAGCTAGATAAAAACATAGTTTTCAAACCTAAGCAGCTCAATATAATTCTAGGGCATGATAACGTAGGTAAATCGTACTTTATATTTTGGTACTTTTTAACTCTAGCGCTAAAGCATGATTTAAAGTTTTGCTTATGGGCAGGGGAAAATAGCTACGGTCAAATTCTGAGAGACATGATACAGATGTACACAGATACGCCTTACAATAGATTAAGCCATCAACAAATCACAAGCGCATCAACTTTCTTAGAGCAATATTTTGATTTTGTAGATAACAGCAAACTATACAAACCTGCAGAGCTGCTAGAGATATTTAGGCAATCAGATGCAGATGCCTGCCTAATCGATCCTTATACAGGCTTAGACAGAAAAATGGGTTACGAAGGAAACTACGAATTTTTAAATATGGCTAGACAATTTGTAAATGAAACAGGTAAGACTATTTATATAAATACGCACCCAACATCTGAGAGCGGAAGGGGAGGCAATATATTTCAAAAAGGTCATATGTGGGAAGGGCATTTACGTCCACCAATGGCTGCGCACATTGAAGGTGGAAAATCATTTTTAAATCGCTGTGACGACTTCCTAGTCATTCATAGGCTAGTAAAACACGAATCAATGAAATATATAACTTTGATTTCAGTTGATAAGATAAAAGATACAGATACAGGAGGGCAACAAACTCTGCTAGACGATTATATCTTTTGCGAATTTAATAGCGGATTAGGTTTTACTATTGCAGGCGTTAACCCATTAAAAAACATAAAATGAAAACTTTTAACAGCATAAGCGGTGGTCAGACATCGGCATATTTAGAGGTGCATTATCCTAGTGATTACAGAGCTTTTGCATTAGTTAGAACTTTAGATAAAAACTGCATTTATCCTGATGCAAAGGTAAGGCAAATGGTAAGCGACAAAATAAACGCTGAATTTATAGGAACATTAGAGGATGACATTATTATAGACACTATTTTAGATTTAGAGCAATACACAGGAAGGGAAATAAAATGGGTAACAGGTAAAACATTTGATGAGGTTATAAGTAGAAAAACAGGCATTCCAAACTTACCGCAACCAATGCGTAGGTTTTGTACTTTAGAGATGAAAGTAGAACCATTATTTCAATATTGGTTAAGTTTGAACATTGATGCTTGGGAATGTCGTTTCGGATTTAGAGCAAATGAAAAACGAAGAGCAAAAAATACCAACAATAGATTAAACGAACAAGGATTGCTTACGCATAAAGGAATTATAGGAAAACACAAAAATGGTAATAACAAATGGAAAGAATTTGCTTATCAAAAACCAAGCTATCCTTTAATAGAAAATAATATCTTTAAAGACGAAATACAAAAGTTTTGGAAGGATAAACCTGTAAGATTTGCTTGGATGAACAACTGCGTAGGATGCATGCACAAGCAACCAATGTTATTAAAGAAAATGATGGGTAAGCACCCAAACAAATTACAATGGTTTATTGATCAGGAAGAAAAAGCTAAAGTAATGAAAGGCAATACATGGAGGCAAGATGCGCTATATAAAGAAATAAAAGAATGGAATCCGCAAACAGAACTTTTTGACGATGACTTTAACGATTGCGACAGTGGATATTGCGGATTATAAAACAACACTATGAACTCACTAGAAATATTAAAAGCCAAGATCAACCTAAAAACTACCTTAATAAAGTTTAAGTCAAGCTTAGAAGAGCTGCGAGAAAAACACGAACACAGAACAGATTTAATAAATTCAATGCAGGAGAGCGCTGAAGACATAGAGCATTTTCACAACGTTTTTTTGCAGTTTGAAGATGAATATTATTTAGAATGTAAAGCTAATATGCGCCATCAGATAATCATTGCAGAACAAAAACACGAAATAGACAAGCTCAATAAATTAGTTGAAAACTTAAAACAAGGATTATGAAATGCCCACAATGCAGCCAAGCTATAAATTGGCAAGAACAACACGAATACGAAGACTTTAATTTAGAAGGCGAAGGCATAATAAACGTACACAACTGCACTAACATAGATTGCAACGTAGAAGAGGTTTACATATTCCAAAAAGACGATGCCACGTTGTAAAAACTGCAAAGATAAATTCGAAGCCAAGCACTTTAACCAAAAATACTGCTTTAAGTCTGAATGCGTTAAAGCATGGGTAGAAACTGCAAAGCAAAAGAATTGGAAAAAAGAAAAAAAGGAACTAAAAGAACAGCTAGAAACCGTACAGAGTTTAACTAAAAAAGCTCAAACCTATTTCAATACTTACATCAGAGCAAGAGACAAGAATAAAACCTGTGTAAGTTGCGATAAGCCTTTAGGATCTAAATTTGACGCAGGCCATTACTACTCGGCAGGAGGTTTTGGCAGCGTCAGATTCAATGAGCTTAATGTGCATGGTCAGTGCGTTTATTGCAATCAGCATCTCCATGCTAACCTGCTGAATTATCAGATAGGAATAGAGCAAAGAATAGGAGGAGAGGCGCTTATAGAATTGCATGAGCAGGCGCATCAGGTTAGGAAATATACAAGGCAAGAACTCAGGGATATAATAGAAATCTATAAAAGAAAAATCAAAGAAATTAAATAATTTTTGTTATATTTGTAATACATATTTAAAATACACACTATGAAAAAATCAATTATTGAGAGATTGGCAACAATCCAAAAGGAGTTAAAAGCTCCAAAGAATCAGTTTAACAAGTTTGGTAACTACAAGTACAGAAGCTGCGAGGATATAATGGAGGCGGTCAAGCCTTTATTGAATGGCTTAGTATTGAATTTAACTGATGAGGTTAAGGAAGCGGCAGGCTATATGTATGTAGAAGCTACTGCAATGATAACAGATGGCGATAAAATGCAAGCAGTAAAAGCTCAGGCAGGAATTGATCCTACTCGCAAAGGAATGGATATTGCTCAGAGTTTTGGTAGCAGCAGCTCATACGCTCGTAAGTATGCTTTAAACGGTTTGTTTCTTATTGACGATACTAAAGACGCAGATACTACAAACACGCATGATAAGAAGGCAGCGCCTAAAAAGAAAAAGCTTACAGATGCTAGATTTAAAGATGCTATAAAAGCATTACAGGATGGCAAAGTAGAAAAGGAAGCTATTACAGGTAAGTTTGAATTAAACACAGCACAATTAAAAGCTTTAGAGTTATGTTAAAAATCAGATGTTCAGCTATTGGCAAGATAATGACCAATTCACGAAGTAAAACAGAAACGTTAAGCAAGACTACTAAAACCTATTTGCAGCAATTAGCCTTAGAAGAGGTTTACGGAATACGTAAAGAGTTTTCAAGCAGATACACAGATAAGGGCAACCAAGTGGAACGCTATGGTATTGATTTATGCCAAGATGTTTTAGAGCTAGGTTTGCTTTATAAAAACGATGACCATTTTAAGAATGATTATTTAACAGGTACGCCTGATGTAAACACAGATAAAACTTTGCTAGATATAAAGAGCAGCTATGACGGAACTACCTTTCCGTTTTTTGCTGAGGATATACCAAACAAAGATTATTTTTATCAGTTACAGGGTTACATGGCATTGACAGGCAAGCGTAAAAGCTTGCTTTGTTATTGCTTGCTAAATACTCCTGAGCAGATAGTTGAGGATGAGATAAGGAGAGCGCATTGGCAACATCATTTGATTGATGAAAGCGAAGAGCTGAGGGCAGAGGTTGAGGCAAAGCATAACTTTGACCATATACCTGCAAAAAAACGAATTAAAGTATTTGAAGTAAG